ACGTCTTTAAGATAAGAATTTCGATAAGCAGTTGATGTTTTATCTGTAATACCTGCTTTTGAAGCAGATGCACTTCCTTCGATTTCGCCTTCAGAAATTAAATCTAAAAATGTAACAAATTGCTTACTGTGTAAAGTATCAGGTGTTCTTGTAGGTTGAGGAGGTGGCGAAGGTTTTGAACCTCCACCGAATGAACCACGAATAATTTTTTTATTGTCGGTCATACTTGCACCTGTTCAGTATCTATTGAAGAACTTATTACAACAGAACCAGTAAAAATTTCGCCATATACTAAAGGAACTGGCGTACCAGCACGGCTAGTCTGTTGTGTACCACTAAAAGCAAAAGACAACCTTGGGTCTTGTTCAGAAGTAAATTCTGGTGCTTTAGGTGTAGGAAATAACATATCACTTACACCGCCTAAAACTAATCCAGCACCTATTCCAAAAGCTGCTTTTGCACCTAAACCCGCAG